AGCAACCATTGTGGGTTTATCTAGAGCCATGCGAAACACCACGGTTTTAAAAACGTTAACTTCTTCAAGGTTTAGAAAAAGAGAATATGAAGCTGCAATTAGACAAGGAGCCAACTTACCCAGTATAAACGCTGTAAAAGCTCAAGGTGAATACGTTTATAACCTTAATCGATTAGGATCAATATTTGCTTCCGAAGCGGCTCTTGTAGCTGGAAGTGGGATATTTGGAGATGTGGGCGCAGAACAACGAAAGGAAGCAGAGCAGATTAATGTTAGAGCTGCCCAATCTGCCGCTCAAGGAAGTTTGTCCGGACAAAATATTTTACCTTCACCAGATACTAGAATTAGTCCTAGTTTTTTTGATCCATCAACTGCTCGAGATACAACTCCTGATGTTTTAAGACCTCAAGATGCGTTACGAGTAGAAGAGTTAAGAAAGCTAATGGGGATGCAATGACACGTTTATCAACACATTTTTCGTTAAAAGAATTAACTCGTTCTGAAACAGCCGTCCGTAAAGGTATTAAGAATGAGCCTAACGAAAAGGAAATTGAAAACCTTAAAACCGTATGCGAAAAAATACTAGAACCTGTTAGGGTTCATTACGGTATTCCGTTTACACCTTCGAGCGGTTTTCGTTCTTTTAATTTAAATACAGAAATTGGATCGTCCAGTAAGTCACAACATATACAAGGTCAAGCTGTAGATTTTGAAATACCAGGCGTTCCTAATATGGAACTGGCACTGTGGATTAAAGAAAATTTAGATTATGATCAGTTGTTATTAGAGTTTTATAAAAAAAATATACCAGACTCAGGATGGGTGCATTGTAGTTATGTCGGAGATAGAAACAGAAAAGAATCTAAACGATTCGATGGGAGAACTTGGGAATCGTTGTCCTAGTTGTGGATGCGATAAACCAAAGATCTTTGTCCACGGACACTACCAGTGTGCCGATTGCAAATGCGTAACAGATGGTGATTGTTGCCAGGGAGCTCCTATTTAGCCTTTCCCCAATCCTCTCCTAGACCAACATCTATCTTGGAAGGTATCTTCATGTCTGGTACACAATTCTCCATAATGTCTTTAATCTCTACTACTTGTTTGTCATTCTCTATCGAAAAACATAGTTCGTCATGTACAGTGAGCATGGGCCAATGACCATGGTTAATGCAGTTCTGCATAGCTTTTTTTGTTTGATCCGCTGCGGAAGCTTGTATTAATCTATTGAGAGCTTTGTATACAAAAGCCACTTGATACTTTTGCGGATTTTTTTCGTTCCAATTTTCAGGTCGTTCCTCTAAAGGTGTTTCCAGTATTTCTTTCCATTGTTCCTCAAGTTTCTCTGCATGAATAAGGGTTTTTGATTTGACTGAAAATCCTTTAGGCTCTCTCATTGGAAAACGGCATTTACGTCCTAACAATGTTTTAACTTCACATCTTTTAGATGCGGCATCCATAACAGAAGAGGCTAGAGAACGTATAAAAGGAACTTTCTCATCATATTCATTGCGTATTGCTTTGGCTTCTTCAAAAGGTATGTCTCCAAGAGTAGCGGCTAACTTACCAATGCCCATGCCATACATGGTTCCTAAATTTATAATCTTGGCTTGATATCTATCTACGTCAGCTATATCAGCCATAATTTGATGAAAATCTACATCAGACTCCTGATATTGTTTTACGATCTCCTTAACTTTTTCGTTATCCCTTGTAGAGGGAGCAATAGAAGCGTAGTGCATTAACCATCTGGGCTCTTGGGAACTGTAGTCGAAGCTTCCCCATTTACATCCTTCTTCGGGCAAAAATAGCCCTCGTATGAGTTCTTTAATTTCTGGATGTCTAGAGGGAACCTGCTGTAGATTAGGATGGCTTGACGAGAAACGTCCAGACACAGTCCCGCCCTCATCTGAGCGCAACTGATTAAACTGGCAGTGAATGCGACCGTTATGCTGATGGTTAAGAATCGTGTCCACAAAGGTTGTGTTCGCTTTGTTGTATTCTCTAACTTCCAAAATCTTTTTAGCAATAGGATGCTCATGCGTTTTTAAAAAGTGTTTTGTAAAACTAGGAGCATCTGACTTTGGTGTTCTTTCGTAAGATAATCCAATACTATCGAAAGCAGAGGCAAGACTTTTAGCGTTCCACGGTTCAATGTGAACTCCTGTTTCTTTATGTAACTCCTTCAAAATAGTCTTCTCTCTAGACAAAAGATAGGCTTTAGTTTTTTCCGCTTTGTCTAGATCTACTCTTACTCCTCTCTTTCTCATCTCAAACACGAGAGGTAATAAGGATAATTCCATGTTCAATATTTCTTGACAGTTATCATCTTTCAGTTTTTTAGATAGAACATCCCATAATTTCAGAGTAAGTTCCGCGTCACCTTCCGCGTATAGGGCAACCCTCTCTGCTGGGAGCTTCCACATTTCTGCTTTGGCATTTACGCCATGTTGATTTGCCGCACGTTTTAGGTCTTCTTCTTTTTTTCTTTCCCCCAGATACGTTGCACCCAGAGCATTAAGGGAGTAACTGAATCTGTTCTCATCGAGAATTGGTGCGGCGACCATAGTGTCAAGGATATCACCTTTAACCTCAATTCCTTCTGATAGTAACCATCCCAGATCATACTGTGCATTATGAAAAACAACAGACATTTTATGATTAAGTTGAGATTGTAGCCATCCTATCACGAGACTTTTAGCCATGTTTCCTCCACCCTCATGACCAATAGGTAAGTAAGAACTCCAACCAGGAGCAGCAACAGCTATGCCTATAAGGTTTCCATCTTCTCTGACCCAGCCTGGACCTAGTTCTTTAATTTTAGGATCTTTAGTCTCAACATCTATACAGATAAGTTTTTCACCAGATAAATCTGGCAGATGTTCTGGAGGAAACCAAACTTTTTCGTCAAATAAATCTTCACGCATTTTTTGTCAATGCCGCCCATAGTCCTGTGTAAGCGGAAGCATCGACCCCATCATCTGGATTACTACCTCCTGTCTCTTCTCTAGCTACCTTCAATAAGGTCATGCAGAAAGCTACATCAGATGGTTTAATATTAGTTTTTAAAAACACGCTCCATAAATCGGCTGCTCTTGAATGAAGTTCTACATAATCGCCATGTTGTTTCGCTCTGTCTCCCGAAACTAAAGAGGCTGCTTCATTTAATATATCTACGGGTTTCATATTACATAATTCCTTTCTGTTGTAGGGTAAAGAACGTGAAGAGACTGTTTGGCTCTTGTAACAGCAACGTAAAAAACTCTGTGTTCTGTGGAGGGGTTTTTCTGATATTCTCTATGAGCCGCATACGATATGTCTGGGATAACTATAATGTTGTCGGCTTCTCCTCCCTTCATCGAGTGTATAGTGCTTACTTTTATTCGAGGGTTTTTAACATTGTCCCCTCTTCTAAGAGCGTTAAGGATATAGTTTTTGGTTTCCAGATCAATCTTTTCAAGAGCCCTATGCCATCTGACCGATCCATCTATTAACAAACCTAAATTTTCTTTTGCATAAGACATGTCATAAAACCCCTCTTCTTCCATGGTTAGAAGAGTCTTTGACCTTGGACCATAGCCCTTTGTAAATCCTTCTCCCACTTTCATAAAAGTGTATATGTTTCTAATTTTTGTTGGAGATATAGCTGTTCCTTTACACCATGATTCCCAATCCATAATAGCTTCGTAAGTTTTAATGGGAATGCTGGGGTGACCATTGCGACTGTACACCCACCCTTCCTCTCTTAAATTAGCTGCATAATAAGAGGCAATTCTGTTAGTCCTTGCCATTAAACACCACTCTCCCTCGCCTAAAGGAATGTCCCACAAACTTTGGTGATATCTAACGTCCCCCTCACGTTCTTGAGGATACCATTCTTTAGAAGCTCTGCCATGTATTCTGTTAACAATGTTTTGAGCCTGTTCCCATACAGACCCTGGAACACGGTACGATTGATTAAGAACAGTTTTCTTGCATTCAAGAAGGCTTTAACATCCGCACCTTGAAAACTCATGATGGCCTGATCGTCATCCCCAGTAAAAACTTGTATACGAGGGTTTTTTCGTAGCACATCGACCATAGACCATTGAAGAGTCGATAAATCCTGTGCCTCATCTACGAATAAAGCATCAATATCTGGACAAACATCTGAAGCAACAAACTTCTCTATCATGTCTGTAAAATCTATTTTGTTGTAGGCTCTTTTATAATCCTGATAGGCACGAACCAACCTATTTAATTCTGTAAAATTTATTTTGTAATCTGCTGTTTGACGGTACATTTCCTCTAAAGGTAACTTCTTGCTTCGAGCAAGATGATACAGATTCATGTAATTATCCCCTATGGATATTCCTAAATTATCAAAATCTGTTTCTATGTTAGCGTTTTTAGTTCCAAAAGAAACGCCAGTAGCATTTCCAATAATGCTTAAAT